GAGCTGGAGTTCCTTCCATCTGCCTCTAAAATCAACACCACTGACCTGCCTTCTTCCCTGATGGCCGGTAACAAGGTGTATGTGCAGATGATTATCAACGGACTCAAGCTGGTGTCCGGCGATGGTTCGACTGGTTACACTGCCGACGGCGAGTGGCTGGGCGTCCCTGTGACCATCCCTGTGAGCTATGTTGCTGGCGACGAAGCCAACAACCGCAAGATTTCCGCTGCTATGGCAGCTGCCGTCGCAGAAGCCATCGAGTCCAACCCAGCTGTGAACAGCTCAGTCTATGTCCGCGACACCGGCATGGTGAACGACCTGGACCCCTCCAGCAACTCTCAAAACAGCTACGTCACTATTGCTGCCACTACTTTTGACGGCAACGTGTCCGTGGTGACCGAAGTGCTCCCAGTAGGAAGCAACTTCGTGTTCATGCAGAACGCTTACAACGTGAATAATATCGTTGGAAGCCAGACCTACCTGGAGCGTGTCCCTCAGGACTACACCCAGTGCATTAACACTGCATTTGACGGTCAGCAAGACCAGGGCTACCTGGTGACCCCGACTGCTTACGCCCAGTTCGACGCTGCTGGTCGTTCTCTTGTGGGTGCTGCCGCTGCCGCACACTGCGAGAACAACAACTTCAAGTGGATGGCCCTGGCTGACCCTGGTCCGTTCCTTGTGACTGACGTTAACAAGTACCAGGACTACGTGCCTCACAAGGCTGCTGCTTCCCTTGTGGAAGGGCTGAAGTACCTTGTCGACAACGCCATCTACGAATGGGTCGGCAACGACGTGGTCTACAACCGTTTGAGCAACCAGACTTTCCTTCCTGGTGTCAGCGGCGAAGTGGCCGTGAACGAGTCCGCTAGCCTTGTGTCTGAGGGAACTCAAGTCGGTCTGCTGGACGCCGGTCAGTACACTGTGGCTGCCGTTGCAACTGGCGTTGACGGTGTGTTTGAGCTGGACTCCGACCAGTACTGGCCCGTTTCCCTCCCCATTCAGAAGGTTGCTGTTGGTAGCGTTGCTACTGGCTCTGACTTCGACAACGTGAACGTCATTGGCGGAAGCTCCGGTATCAGTCTTGCTGGAACCGAAGTCTACGTGGTTGCCGCTCCTTACGACGTAGCCGTTAGCAGCGAGTACTCCCTGAACTACGTTCTGCTGGCTGCAACTGCCGCTGACGCCTCCAACCTATACAACCAGGTTGTGCTGCTGGGTGGTTCTAAGAATGTTTCCACTCCTCTGACTGGTTCTGTCGTTGTTCCTACTCCGACTGGCGACACTGCTCTGCTGTCCTACGTGGACCCTTACTGGGACCTGCCTGTGGACATTAACGGCCAGACTTCGGACCTGATTGAGAACGTGTCCGGCGCTGACGCAGGTGTTAACACTCTGCACCTACCCGGTACACTCCAGGACGCCACTAATCAGTACCTCCTGAACTGGTACAGCCGCACCCTGCTGAACCCTTCTGCTCAGGTGTCCAACTACACTGGCACTGTGGTTCCTTCTGGTGCTGCCCTGTTTAACGTTGAGTCTCACGGACTGAGCAGTGGCATGGTGGTTTACTTCACCCAGGCTATCACTGTCAGCAACTCTGGAACTTCCACCTCCCTGGTGAGTGCAACCACTAAGCTGGTGAGCCGTCCTTACTGGGTCAAGGTCATTGACGTTGATAACTTTGTTGTTGCCAACTCCCTGGGCAACTACACGACCAGTGCTTTCGTGGCTTTCCCGACTGCTGGAACCGTTAGTTCCAACCCGAGCATTCTCTATAGTCGAATGCTTGGTCGCGGTCTGACTCAGATTTCCCCCAACGAACTCATCACTCTTCCGATGATTCGCGGACGGAAGTATGAGTTTGACTCTAACACCATCTGGAATCAGGCGCTGAGTTCCGCTGTTGCACCAACCGGTGTCGCAACTACTGACGCTTTCACCTCCATTTGGCTGAACAACTCGGCTCTGCAACTCGGTCAGTCGCTGATTACCCCTTACGGTGAAGACATTAGCTCTGGAACCAAGTGCGGTTGGCTGTCGAAGCTCAACACAATCACTCCGGACCCCTCTCCGGCTGCGGCAGTCCTGAACGCTTACTGCACTCCGACCGTTGACCAGTTCTTCCAACCTGAAGCCTACTTCGTACCGTCGATTGACCCAATCCTGTTGGGCTCCTACAACGGAACTCTAGGCTCCGGTACTCGCGGACCTGCGTCGACTCTGACCGTTGGTGGTGCTGCCTCCGCCAAGCCTTCTGGAACTTACAACAACGTTGCTGTCACCGGTGGCTCTGGTTCTGGCCTCACTGCGACTGTCGTTGTAGACGGAACTGGTGCGGTGACCTCAGCCGTAGTTAACAACGGCGGACAAGGCTACCAGGCTGGTGACTCCGGTCTGACCCTGCCCTCCTCCTTCGGTGGAAACACAGTCAACGTGACCGGTATTGATGACGCCAACACTGGTTCGTTCTCTGTTGCCTCCGGTAACGCTTACCAGGTTGCTCTGGCTGCTGCCGGTCTTGCCCCTGTTGGTTCTTCCGGTGCTCAGTTGGTTGCTCAGCAACAGTACCTGATTGGTTGCTACTTCGAAGTTACCACTGCTGGTACTGCCCCCGACGGAGCTACTGCCGTTGTGGTTGGTGACCGTATTGCCCTGGTGTACAACGGAACCTCCTACACCTGGACCGTCATTGCTGCCGCTTCTGCTGGCGGTGACCTGACAACCGTCGGCCAAGTGTGCTACGGTGCTCAAGTTGAGCTGACTTTCTCCCCTGAGCAGGTTGTTCCTACTAGCCTGTGGCGCTTCGACGCAATTACCTCCACCGAAATTATCGACCGGGCTCTGCGTGGCGTTGGTTTCAACGGTGTGCCCCAGGCGGTCTTCATCGAGGCTGGTGTGGACAACGTGAACCGTCTCTTCGACGACTCTCAGCGTTACTTCAACCCCTTCGGTTTCATTGCCTACTACGGTCCTTGGATTGAGAACGGTGCGGGTCAGTACATTCCTCCGTCGCCTTACGTGACCGGTGTGGCTCTGCGTCGCTACCGTGCTGAAGGCTACCAGTTCCCGCCTGCTGGCGTCAAGTACCAGCTGGCTGACGCTGTGGCTGCTCAGATTCCCATCAACTCTGCTCAGCAGAACCTGCTCAATCCGAAGGGCTGCAACGCCGTTCGTACCCTCCCTGGTTACCCGCAGTCCGCTGTGTTCATCTGGGGTGGTCGTACTCGCGTGAACCCTGACGACGCTCAGCAGCGTCTGTACCAGTTCGTCAACACTCGCGTCATTCTTAACGTGGTGTATGGCTCGCTGCGTAGTGCCTTCGACAGTCAGATCTTCAACGTGATCGACGGTTTCGGAATCGTTTACAACCAGATTATCTCTGTGGGTAACAGCATTCTGAACCAGCTGTACGTCCGGGGAGCACTGTTCGGTGCTACTCCTTCGGATGCCTTCCAGGTTATCTGCGACAGCCGCATCAACCCGCCTGAGTCCCTCGAGAACGGAATCGTGAATGCCAAGGTGTTCGTGACTCCTGTTCCCACTCTGGAGCGTATCCAGATTGACCTCATTCGTGTTGCCATCGGCAAGATGCAGGACGAGCTGGACATCCAGGGTCTGGGTAACGGTAGCGTGTGATAATGGAGAGAGTCAAACCAATGTTCAGGGACCTAAACCTCCGGCTTCCCGAGACTCTCTTTTTTCATCTAGAACGTCAAGCGGAGGAGCAAGGAATCTCACTTGAGGAACTTTGCTTCTCCCTTCTTTCTGGGCAAAAACAAGACAGCTCTTTGATTGAACCCTCATTCTATCCGTCTCTGCAACTCGACGTGCTTAGAAAGGAGATTCGTAAAGTAATCGAAAGCGACTTGCCTGCTGAAGAGGTAAGGAAAAGAGTCAATGCTATTGAGTTTCAAATTTCTCGCAGATACATCCGATGAGTTCCCCTGAAGTTCTGTCGCCCTCGATTCGCGGGTTGACTTATCCTCTGACAGTTCTGAATGGTAACTTGGCGACAAGCACTGACTATGAACTGGTAACTCAGCAGATTCGGAGTGTGATTGAAACTCGTTACTATGAGCGAGTGATGCGTGCGGAGTACGGGATTGGAGACTATGTGCTCGAGATTCTGGACCCGAGCGTCATTTGCTCTGCGATTCAGTACAGTATTCTGCAGAATGTCGAGGGACTCACTGACCTGAGTGTTCTAGGTGACTGGAAGACGGGAGGGGAAGATGGTTTGTTTATCTTGAATATTACGTATGAAGTCAACGGTGTTCCTCAACCGCCGTTGTCTTTTACTTTGGCGAACTGACCGGGTAAAACTAACCAACACAGGGAAATCACGAGAGACTTGGATGGCACAGCGATTTAAGACGGCACCAGTCCCATCGGGTGAGGTTGCAAAATACACGAGCGACCCCTATAATCTATCGTCAATTTACATGTTCGGTAGTTCCTCTCCCTTCACAGGGCAGGGGAATACGATTGTACGTCCTAATGACGATCTTCTAATCCAGAAGGGTGGCAACCGTGCGCTCATCGTCTACCAGCGATTGCTGTATGACGAACAAGTACAAGCATGCTTCCGAAAGTTGCTCCAAGAGGTGACATCCAGACCTTGGTTCGTGCAAGAATACTCGGATAAACCCGGCGACATGGCAGTGAGAGACTTCGTCGCTGAAGTCCTGGAGGAGATGAATATCGACGACCTGTACACCGGGATGGCGGAGTCCATCATCACTGGATTCTCTGTCGGTGAAGTAATGTGGAAGAAAACAAAGCGTGGTGTAATACCTTTTGACGTTCGCATGCGTGATCAGCGTCGCTTTGTGTTCCAGGAGCAGGAGGATTCCAAAGAGGGGTTCACCATGCGATGCCTAACCTTCAACCGCATGTTTGAGGGTGTGGAACTCCCTCAACGAAAGTTCATTGTCTCACGCTACTACGTTTCACATCAGGGCGATCCCTATGGTGCTGCTCTCGGTCGCATTCTTTATCCTCTTGTCAAGTTTCGCCGCAGAGCGATTGAGTCTTACGTTCTCTACGGCGACCGTTACGCGACGCCGACTGCTGTCGCAAAAGCACCACTCTCAGCGAGTACTCGAGAGTTGGATACTCTCTACGGACACCTATCCAATCTCTCCCAAGAAACGGCAATGATTCTGCCGGAGGGGTACGAACTTGAGTTTCTGAATCCTTCCGGGTCGCCAGAGGTCTTTAAGAATCTGATTGATTATATTGACAAAGAAATCGCCCTGGTTCTCTGCGGTGAGAACGAGGCAGGTATGGCGGAGGCAGGGTCTCGTGCGTCGTCTCAAGTGGCGAACACTGTGCGAGTCATCCGCGCGAGCGAACTCTCTGAGACTCTGTCAAAAACTCTGTCACAGACTCTGGTTCGCTGGATTGTTGACCTTAACTTCGGCACCGACGTTGCTGCTCCGTACCTGACTCGTGAGTTTCGTATTGAGGAGTCTCCTTTGACAATGCCAGACGTTGCTCTGCTCATTCAGTCCGGGTACACCCCCCGCAAGGAGTGGATTGAACGCCACTTCCGCGTCGAACTGCAGCAGAAAGACGTTGAAGCAGCACCCTCTCAACCACCCGGAACCGAGGAGGGTCCAGCACCTGAGGAGACTCAAGAACAACCTGCTGGAGAGGAAGGCACTGAGGAACTCTCTGATGAAGACCTGCTGAGGTCAATCTTTGGAGACGACTACGAAGTGCCCGAGGGTGAGGAACCCGAGGAGTCGGAGTCCGAGACCGCACCTGACGGTGAGGAAGCTGAGGAACCCACTGAGACCGAGTCTGCTCCAGAAGGCGAAGAGACCGAGGAAGAACCACCAGAGGAAGAGGTGAAACCCGTCAAGAAACCGTTCGGAAAGGAAAAAATAACCGAGGATGAAGCAGTTGCTGAGTCTGAGAAGAAGGGTAAAAACTAGCTAATGGGTCACTAATAAACACGGTGTTTCAGAAACGCATTCACGTATTTAAGGCGGGGGACCAAACTTCCGCTCAGGGTGTCCAGAGAAACTTCTCTGACAAGGACCTCCAGCAGGTTGTAGACACCTACGACCCTTCGATCCATGAAGCACCTTTGGTGATCGGACACGCAGGGGACAACGACAGTATGCCCTCATTCGGTTGGATCAAAGGGTTCTCAAAACAAGGTGGAAACCTCTACGCTGACGTGGAGTTCACCGACGCAGCAAAGGACCTGGTGAAGAACGGACACTACCGCAAGGTTTCAATCTCGTTTTACTCGCCTGAGTCCACCATCAATCCACACAAGGGAAAGTGGAGTGCTCGTCACCTTGCTCTGCTAGGGGCATCACCCCCTGCGGTCAAGGGGCTGGAACCCTTCTCTTTCTCCGAAACGGAAGGAGTCTACGACTTTGCCGTTTCACTCTCTCCGGCTGACATCTTCGATGAGAAACTCGGACCCACACTCATTGTGGAGAAGAGCCCTCTGGAGATGCTTCGCGAGAAACTTGACGCTGTTCGCATGGACGTGTCAGGCGCTGTCAAGGAACTTCAGGAAAACCAGGACTCTCAAACAACAGAGAAGGAAGGA